GCTACTATAGTTGATTTATCAGTATTTGTTACAGTATAATCAGTGCCTAAAGTTAATAAATTATTATTATTGTATACCTGTAAACTTGGCCATACAGTTTCTTCTATGCTTAATTGCGGTACGTCACATGTAACGTTAAAGACATAATCATCTTCTTCAGATATTACTAAAGGAGGATTATTTGCTGTGTAATTAAATTCAAATACTTGATATTGTACGCTAGGAGCAACAGCAGTTTGGTATCCTAGCATTCTTTCAAAATCAACACGATTTTGATAATTTTGAACGTAACCGGTATTTACTTTTTGATTTATAGGACTTGTACCTACAACGTAATCAAATGTATCACTATTCAAAGAAACTTCAAACGTAATATCACCGACATTGTTAATAGAACTATAACTTATAGGAAATCCTAATATTGGATCGTCAATTGTTTCACCTAATTTATAATTAAACAACTTACATCCAATAAACGTACTAGAATTATAAATTTCTTTATTACTAAAACTTATATTATTTTCATCAAATATATCAAATAACGGAGGTTGATTGACTGTAGTTTTCTGTTGTGCTAATTTATATTCTACTCCATTATACCAATAACTTTTACCTTGATTATTAAAACCTCGTAAGATATTAATTTGTTCTTCATCAAAAACTGTACCATCAACTGCCTCAGTTAGTGTAATAACTGGATATGGTGTTGAACCTGTAATCGCAGAATCTACTACATAAATTTTATTTCGTATAGTTTCATTAATGTCATTAGCAAAAATTACTCTAGCACCCGAATATAATAGTAAGTTGTCATTATTTCTGCTGCTAGCACAAAAACTTGCGCCGCTATTTTCAACTAATGGATTATATGTCCAGCCGTTTAAAATAGTTGGTGTAGTCCAATACACTACCATTGTTAATGTAGTTGTTCCGCTTATACTTAAAATTCTAGTATCAACAGGTAAACGACTTTGTTCATTTAATATGACATCGTTGATATATTGACCTACTTTAAGTGGTCCATCAACTTGATCGGCATCTATTGTGATAGTTGAAACTGTCCAATTTAATGCTTGACCGTTGCCTTGTTTTGCTTCGCCTGTTCCTACACCGCCGTTTATTCCTGCTGTAAAGTTAGGTAGTGTTACTGTGCCGCCTACTACTGTGCCTGTAGCAATAAAGTATGTACCTATATTGTTGTTTGGTGCGCCTACACCTGTAAAATCTGCACTACCTGGATCTGTAATAAAGTAACCTTGACCGATTGTCATTGAACTACTTGGTATAACAGTAGCACCCAATGCTGTCCACTGTGTAGTACCTAAAGTAGTGATTGTATAATCTTGGCCTGCTAATATGAATGACGAATTGAATATACCTGTACCGGTACTTTTAAATCTTGTTTTAATAACATATCCATCAGCATCTTCATTGCCAGCATTTAAAGCGTTAAAGATACATTTGTATGCTGTACCTGTACCAGTACCGCTAGTTGTTGCTGTGAAAATAGTACCTACGTTATTATTAGGTGCGCCTACCAATGTAAAATTAGTAGTTCCAACACTATTAATAATATAATCTACCCCAGCAACAAGATCACTTGCTGCTGTTAATTCTGCTCCTGCTGCTGCCCAATCTGTTGTGGTGCCGATTTCAACAATAGCATATTTTTCGCCTATCAAGAAATCGCCGTCATATACAACTTCCGCACCCAATGATATCCATGTTTCTGGCGTTGTATTATTAAATGTTAAAATTTCATAGGTTTGATTTTCGTAAAATGAACCTACATTAGTTGCTATTGTTCCTTGTATACTGCCTGTATAGTTTGTATAAGTTTCAACGTCTGGATAATAACTTTGTTGTCCTTGTACTAGTGAGAACGCATCTGTAGTGCGTTGATCAATAAAATCGATAGGAGTTTTACCTACAATTCCTGAATTGAATAATTTTAAATTTGGATAAAATTCAATAATAGGACGCTTTGCTCTGTTAGCTGGTATAGCATAGATGTCAAGTATTGAAGGATTGTCATTATATTGTGCTGTAGCACTAATGACTTCACTATGGAACCAGCGATTACTGCGTGACCATGCGTTTTTATTAATAGCGTTTCTTGCTATTGTAATGTAGTCTGGATTTACTGGAACATATAACGTTCCATCAAAATTACCTATATCAAATGGTAAACTGTCATATGGTATTGTAGTATTGTCAGTGAAAGGTTCAGGAACGATTAATGAATCTACCGGTACAAGTTCAATTGCTGTACCTACACCCTGTACGTAATATTCTCCTGTCAAATAACTACGTGGAATAATATCGCCGTCAAATGATATTTTAAGTCCATTTGTAAATACTACACCATTAGGAGAAGTATAATTTTTTCTGCCTAAAATATCAGTAGTCACATTAATTGTATAAGTTTCGTTGCTTTCAATTAATTTAATGATTCCGACTTTATTAGGATTGCTACCATCTTGATAATATAATGTATCTAGTGGGGCTGATAAGAATGGAATTTCTTCGATAAAACCAGCAACATTTTTGTAGAAACTTAAACCTACATACTGACTACCATAATTTACAGTAATCTTTTCTTGAGTTGGAACTAATGCTGTTGGAATAAAAATTACAAACGGATCATTAGGATCAGCAGGGTCTGTAAAATATGTTATAGTATAAAAGTTATTACTAGTAATGCTAATATATTGATCTGTATCATAACTTAATGAAAGAGCAGTCTGAGTTTGATCGTACTGTTGCATATCATAAGCACCTAGATCAGCAACTTCATTGTTTAATCCATTAAAGAATAAAACAGTACGACCATTTAATGCTGTAACGCCGTCTATGTTTTTAAGTTGGCTTAGTTTTAATCCGTTAACTTCTCCGAATTTTTTATCGCATATTAAGTCAACAAGATTGTCTCCGGATAAGTTTAAATCATTTTGTGCGTCTGCTTGAGGTACTTGGAAAACTAATACGCCGTTTGTTATTCCATTATTATCTGGATCTATTCCATAAATGTCGCGTGTATATAAATTTTGTTGTGTAGGGCTGTAGCCAGTAACGCCCGGCGCACCCTGAATCCAAAATTCTGTTTCTTGATTTACTGTAAATGTATATGTGCCGCCGCGCAATAATGTTAGAGTTGGGTTGCTTGATCCTTCACCTGCGCCAACTGCTCTTATATTATAAGCATTTGTTAGATCAGTAACAATATAATCATTAGTTAAAAAGACAGTGCTTGATCCTACTGTAACTGCGGGAGGTCCTTCTGGTAACCAATAATATTGGTTAAAATTAATTATCTTATCTAAATCAGTAAAACTATCCCAACTATAAAATTGACTATTAAACAAACGATTGTTGTTATCTGTTATACCATTCTGTAATTTTAGCGCATCAAGTATGCCAGGATAACTAATAAAATCTTTAGCAGTAGTTTCGTTATCTTTTGTGAAAACTACGCCTGGTTCTAATTGATAATCTTTACGAACTTTATTAGGTTCAGTTACATAATAATTCTTAGCGTTGATGCCATAACCCAACTTACTACCAACATAACCTTCAATCTTTCTAGTGACTGGTGGATTAACAATTTGGTCAAGGGTTGCGCCTAAAAACTGACTGTTTGTAGGAGTTTGAAAAATACTAGGTAAAAAATCTAACGTTCTAATTCTAGTCATTTTATGCTACTTGTAGTTGATCTGGTGTCAATGCTGCGATTACAATTACATCATTAGCAGTAGCAGCATTTACGAATATTTCATATGGCGCACTTTTAATTTCATATAAAGTACCAAATTTCTCTGTAGGATTGTTTGGTACAAGAACAGCAGAACTAATTAAATCACCTAATTGATTGTGTAGATATGCTGATAATTCACTGAAAAAGAAAGTATCACCGAAACTCCAATTATTAATATTAAAATAATCATTCATTGATGACAAGACCGCACTACGTATTTCGCTATCGCTGGCACTTGTTGTATTATTTTTAATCACTTTAATTGTTGCTCTCAGTGCTGGTGATGCTTTAGGACCAAATAATGGTTTAAACACTACACTATTTAATACCACAGAATCACTCAACATTTTGTATTCATTAATGTTAGGATACTCTGCGCTTAACTGAGCAATAGTTGGTCTGTTTGGTTCTGTAATAGTATTGGTAGTATCCTGAATATAGTTTTGGTATTGAGTATAGTATGCCTGTGTTACAACATACAAATCGATTATATTCGTAGTAGCAGGGTCAATACGTGTTGTATTGTTGCTGTTATGTCTATATTGGAAACTTAAACCTTGTCTTCCATATCTAATAAAATATTGGTTTTGTTCTACCAAAGTAAACACTTGAGTAACACTAACTGTGTTTTCTAATGTTTTATAAAATTTATTTTCACTGTAAGCATAAAATAATTGTCCGGCTGGATATTCATATTTTACAATTTCAATTTGATTTTTTGTAGCGAACTGATAATTTACATCGGAGCTAGGAACAATTTGTTCTTTTGTTAAATTAATTGCGTCTTGTACTAATTCAAAGAATACATATTTACCAATATTAGATTGACCAGGCATTACTCCTGTAATTTCTTCAAAATAATCTGGATTTAAAATTAACAATTTGTTATTAACATCTGTAGCAGAAATTTCTACTTCATAGTCATTAACATAACCGTCACTCTCTACTGTTTGACCGATAATGTTTATTTTATTATCTTTGCCTAATGCTGTTGTTGAGTTTGGTTGACTGTTTATTCCTAATACATTAATAAAATCTTGAATGATTTTGCCTGAAAAAGGATCATAAACTAATTCATTTAAAGCATATGTAAATCTTGTATCAGCGACACTACCAAAATAATAACGTAATGATCTGTATTGAACACTATATCTGTTATTACCTAAACTTGTAAATTTAATAAACCAATTAGGTTCAGTTGCTGGTCTTATAGTCCAACGCTGTTGATTTATAAACAATGAATTATTAAACACAAGTGTAAAATCTTGTTGTAATTCTATTTTTAAAATTGCTTCTTGTATAATGTTTGTGTTTAATGAGTTGTCAAATACAGGAATTACTTGAGTTAAAATTGCATCTGTAGGTACATAACCATTTAGTGTGACTGGGCCTGTTCCGTTGCTGAAACTACCTTGACCATTATTGCTACCATTCCCAACAACGTTTAATACTGTAGTCCATAACACAATATTATCTGTAGGTCCTGGTATACCTGCAACTAATCTATAATTGCTGTCAAAATAATATCCTAGCGGTGGAACAAACTTTAATAATGCTCCCTTCGTTACATATCTTACATTGTTTGTGCTTGCTGGTCCAATATCTATTGGTTTATCTAATCCTGCGTCATCAATATAAAAATAACCATTTTCACTATTAGCATCTATACTGCTTGTTTGCCAATATACAGTACCGTCACCAGAAGCAGTATTAATATTATAACGTTTGTACCATGTCTGTGACGGGTCACCTGTTATGTTTATATAATATTGGTTGGCATTATTTTCTGCTAATACACTTGCTAATGTATCGCTAAAGAAAGCAATAACATCGCTTGTATTATTAACTGTTAAATCAAGATATTTTGGATCCGGATCTTGCCATATTGCGCCATCACTACCAAAACTATTGATACTACTATATTTGCCTGTTGGATCAAGAGCATCTAAGTTTTTACTTACACCAATGCTGCTACGATTAATTGCTTTTGATTTGATGATTGAACTGTATAATGTATATGGGAAATTGTTGTAATCTTCGCCATTTACCATACGGTTCTGTGTATAATAGCGTGTTGGTGCGCGTTGCTTGATGCTAGCAATATTTTCACGGGCTTGCGCGTTGCTTACCGGTGTAGTAAGCGCCAATGCGCAGGTCAAACTTTCTGCTCTACCTGAACGACTGATATAGGTGAACGTAACAGTTATACCTTGCATTTCATTTTGATCAATAGTATATGTTAAACCATTGCTGCTACGTACATATGCTCTAAATGTTCCAACAGGAATCTCACTGAATACACCATCACCAAATACATACGTTACTTGATCGTTAAAGCGACTGTTTACGCTGAATATTGTTTTCTTGCTACTTTCAGTTTGTAGATATGCGCTAGCATAAATGTTATCTACCTTTTCCCACAATAAACGTGAATTGTTATTTGTGTTTAATGCGTACAACCAAGTATCTTCATTATTAATACCCTGAATATCGATATCAACTGTTTGGTTAGCAATTTGTTGTTCTAATATAAAATCAAAATTTTGTAGCGCGCCTTGTTTGAAGTAGAAAAAATAACCTGTATTTGGACTACCAAATCCTAGTCTATCGTTTCTATATAACATATTGAAACGACCTGTTGGGGCAGGTGGAATTTCATATAATGATTCACTGTCTACACTTGTTACACTGACCAATTCAAAATTCATTGATACACCATCTACTGTACTAGTAAATGGAACTATTGGTAAACTGCCACCAGGAATTTGTAATGCGTATTCTGCTGTTGTGACCCCTAAAATCTCGCTGATATTACCAGGACGTCCTACACGTTGGCTGTTGATTAACGCTGCGTTGACAACAGTGTTGAACTGTTCAAACCAATTTGGATTAGCAGGATCATTCCATAAAATTGGAAGATTATTTAAATTAATACCGTTTAAATCGGTTATATCCTCTGTAGTTTGTATGCTAGTGATCTTTAAATAACCCTGACCCGCTAAATTTCGTTTTGGGGTATAACTGACAAGATTTGCTAGTTTGATAACGCTGTCGCGGCGTTCAGCAGTATCGATAAAGTTTTCGCGGCTATTCAAGTCGTTTCTAAATGCTAGACCTTGACCCATAAATGCTATTACGTCAAGCAATGCGATAAATTCGCTACTTTCGATATAGTCATTAAACGTTTCAGGGTAGTAAACACGCAAGTAGTCTATAAAACTTTTACGTAATGTTTCATAGTCGTAGCTACGGAAGTCGGCTTCACGGAAGGTTTGATAGAGTGTCTTCCAATCGTTTATACCGAATAGTGCTGCTTGTCTAGAACTTGTAGCCATAGTTTATCTCTAATTTTAGTATTTATCTATCCTAAAAATTCAGGTTTTTAAGATTGTACGCTTGCTGTATTTGTGTTACTATCGAAAAATACGCTTAAAAGAGCAGCCTGATTAAACGGCGCAACTGCTAGTTGAACTTCCATAAGTATGCCGTTTTCTTGTGGGAAGGCGCGTACAAAGTCTAATACTAAGCGAGGATCTAAACTAGCAACTCGTCTTATTTCTTGTTCTAAAGCAAATTGAAAGTCTGGAGTATTGGGTTCAAAAACAAAATTCCACAAACTAGTACCGTATTGAGGTTGACCTACTTTTTCCCCTAAACGAATGTTCAAAGCATTAATAAAGTTTTGTACTACTAACTGTTCATCAATTAATTTGAATTTTCTACCAAAATTTACTGGGCTCGTAATGCTGCCAGGACCTCCACCAACGCCTGAATTAGCATTAGTAGTTTTTGGTCTATTGATACCTATTGTTGTGAATCCTATATATTGTGGCATATCTTTTATTTATTATCCATTAAATCCTGTCTGAGATGCTGCGAAAGCATCAGCAATGGCTTGTCCGTCAGTAGCAGCAGCGTTAGATGAAGTAGTTGTAGACTCATAAGTTGTAGCCACATAGTTATTTGATACGGCTATGTCAGGATTTGATTTGTATAAATCTTCCATTTCTTTACGTACCGAGTCTGCTTGTTTAGTTACTGCTATAGCCTTTTGTCTTGCTGCTTCAATTGCTGGATCTCCTTGAGGTAATGAGTCACGTAGTTGTAAGTATACACCAAACTCTGTAGTAGCCTGCTCACGCAAATCACTAAATTTAGTTTGTAGTGTAATGTTTTCTAACTTAAATGATTCTGCTGTGGCTTTTGCTTCTTCAACAGCACTTTTTGCTGCTTCACTAACTTCACCTAATAGGTCGGGAGCAGGAATTTGAGGATCCTCTAACACAGAAGTGATTGCCGCTGTGAGTTCAGAACGATCTGTAGTATTGATACCTATGCTAGGCATTTTAATTCCTGACCCAGCACTTGCTATTGCTCCCATAGCACTTTGTAATTCTGCTGCTGCGCCGGCAGGTAAACCTGCTGAGGCTAGAGATTTTAATTGATCAACAGCACCGGTTGCTTGACCCAATAAACCTCCTGCTTTGTTTAGTAAGTCATTTGCTTTTCCAGTTAACTGACCGGTTATGTTATTAAGAGCATTTGTTGCCGCACCCTGTATTGCTCCTGTAATATCGGCAGTACCAGGCAATGCTGATGTTGCTTTGGCTAAATTCTGTATGCTGCCCGCGGCAGATTGACCGCCAGGTAAATTTGTAATACCGCTTGCTAAACTAGATGCTACGCTGGCTACTCCGCCTGTAATATTTTGTGCTGCCGCAGATAGATCTCCTGCTTTTCCTGTTACGCCCGATAAAGATGAAGCACTTTGAAACGCAGCAATGGCATTTTGTCCTGCTGTTGCGGCTGAACTTAATCCTAATTTATCTGTGACTGCGCCTGTAGTTAATGATACTAGATTTTCTGCTACACCCCCAGCTACGCTTGATATACCGGCAAGACCGGACACAGATGAACTTACTTTACTTGTAATTGCTCCACCTGCTGCTCCTGTTATACCTGCTGCCATATCAGACAAGCCTGCTGTTGCTGTGCCTAATGCTCCGGCTGGTGCCCCGAACGCAGAGTTTGTAATATTAGTTAAGGATGCTCCTAATTCTTGTTTTACTGAATTTGTTATAGAAGATGCAGATGCTGCTGCTGTGCTACCTGCTTTTGCTTTAGCAATGGCTGTTAAGTTTTGAGGGACACCTGCTTGTAAATTAGGCATAGATGCTTTGATGGATTCAAACGCGCTAGCGGCAATACCTTTTGCTTGACTTACAACACTTTCTAATGAAGGACTTGCTGCTATTGCTTCTACTGAACTTTGTAATCCTGATAGTGCTCCTGCTCCCGCTTCTGCTACTTTACCCGCAAAGTTTCCAGATCCTATATCATCTAATACTTTATCTAGTTTGCCTGCTGCTACTCCACCTTGACCTTGTAAATTACTTAAAGGACCTTTTGCTGCTGATTCAATCGCAGAGACAGTAGAATCTAAACCATTTTGAGCAGTGCTTAAAATTGCTCCGCCTACTTGTCCAGATATTTCTTTACCGGTCATTACGCCGGCAGATTGTAATTGACTTTGAGCCTGTGATAAGTTTTCACTAAGAGCAGAAGTTTGTGCTGAAATGCTTTGAGTAAATGCTGTCAAATTTTCAGCACCAGGTGCTCCAGTAAACATAGAAGGTGGAAGTACTTTATTGACATCTTTTCCTTTTGCTGCCAAACTTCTAATTAATCTAGACGATCCCGGTTTAATTACACCGGCTGTTTCTAATTGTCTAGGGGATAAACCATATTGACCAACTGATAAATTTTCACCTTTTAGTATTGCGCCTAATCTAGGTGCTTCTGGTATAGATACTTGCGCTTGTTGTGCTACTGTACCTGCTATTGCTCTTACGCTGCCAGCATCAAGAGATTCACTAACAGAAATAGATGACGGGATTAAACTAATAGTAGATTGTTCTACATAAATTCTTGTCATTTTTAACCTCCTGCCGATCTATTTGTTGCTGCTAAAGGACCTTTAGGTGCTTTAGGTAAACCACTACTTGCGCTTCCACTAGATTTAACATCTACACCTTGGCCTGCATTTGACCATGGAGTGTGTGCTGGTGCGCGACTAGTTATGCTAGCAAGTTTGCCAGGTGCTGCTAACCATCCTTTTTGTTGATCAAATAATGTATCAGTGTGTAGAGTTTTTTCTATAGCAGGAACTTCTTTTGGTTTAGTTGAAGTTTGACCACTATTCAACAATACTTTACTACCATTAACATAAGCCTGTGCGCCACTAGCCATACTGATATCACCGCCGCTTTCCATACTCATTGCTCCGCCTACTTTTGTCAAATGAGTACCGGTTGTGTAGTTACTATAATTTGAACCTACACGTTGTTTATATTCTTTTTCACTGTTTAAATGTATATTGTCTCCTTGTACATTTAAATTTTTAGCAGCATGAAAATTAATTTCATTGTCGGCATGTAAATTTATATCACCTTGTGTTCTTAAATTAATACTATTGGTCGCAAATATGTCTACTGTACCTTCTTTTCCCAACTCAATATAACTTTGACCATTGCTATGTAATAGCATCAATGTTTGTCCATCATCACTCATTAATATTTGATGACCCAAACTTGTACGAATTCTTATAAGGTTATCACGACCAATGATGTCACCATCATCCATTACAATGCTATGACCACCTCTGCGTGAGATAACACGCAATGATTTAGCATTTTGTTCTTTTAAATTATCAGCGATAGTTTTGTCATCGTATCCACCTTCATAGATTGGTCTGCCTGGAGTGCTTACACCCCAACCTACACGGCTAGGTGTTTCACGTTGACTACTTGTTGATATAGGTCCGCGTACTGGATCACGTAGCACACCTTGCTGAAACATAATTGCTGATGTATAACTATGTACAGGTTTGGGTGCTGTTAGATAATCCGGTGTATCTGAAACGGATTTATTGTTTGTGTTTATGTTAGTTACTGGTAATCTTGTAGCACCACCATAACTTTGTGCCTCACCTTTGTTTGGTATAATATTGTCAGTCGCACCTATACCAGGAACCATTTGTAGTGCGTCTGGTTCTGGTACACAACCAATATAGAAACCATAATTAGGATCACCATTTAAAAATATACAAACTACCGATGTGCCTATATCTGGCGGTGCCATCCACATGCCATAACTGCTTGGATTGTTTTTATAATTACCAAAACTATCACTAGGACTATCTGGTCTAGTAAATCCAAAATAAGGACTTAAAAATCTTACGCTACGCCAGTTATCTTTGTTTTCAGGATCAAGACCACTATTATCACTAATATAAACTTTGATAAATCCAGAACGTTTTGGATCGACGTTATCTTTGACTATACCTAATACAGGGGTAAGTCTAGGATTAGCACCACCTGAATCAGGTCTACTGCGTTTTAATGTTCCTTTTGGCTTTATAATATCTTTTGCCATTATTAACCTCTACCATTACGTATATTAGCAATTTCATCTGGCATATAGCCTAACGCAAATAATTCAGCATCAGACAATGCACTTAAGTCTGTATTGTTTCCAGCAGGATCACGTCCTTCAACCGGTGTTGCCTTTTTTGTACCTGTTACTACTACTTCTTGTAAAGCATCATCGTCAGCAACAGGCCCACTCGGTGTGGTTACTGTTTGTGGACTTGATGTGCCTGTGGTTTGTGTAGTAGGTGCTGTTACAGCGGGGGCTGCTGAACTTGCTGCCTTCTCCGCAGTAAGTGGTGGAGGATCTTGTTTTTGTCCTGTAGTGCCACTTGTAGCACCAGTTGAAGTAGGTGCTGATCCACTACCTGTAGTACTGCCTGCGCTTTGTTGTGCTTGACTTTCTCTTGTGTCTGATGCTGCGGATTGTTCGTCTGGGGGATCAGGAGAGAATGTAGGAACCACTAATCCAAAATTCTGCTCAAATTTTCCACTGCTAAATGTGCTGGTAACATTTGATACCATAAAAATTGCTCCCTTAGCAATTTTTTCAATACTTTTTGGATACTTCTGCATAACAACACTTTCATTTATGTTCATTAAGCCTGTGCTGTTTTTATAGTCAACAGCCTCTTTAAAATCTACTTCAATAAAGACTTGCCCGCCCATAGCACTTACTGTATAACCGTCTGTACCATAAAATTGATTATAAAGATCGTTTACGCTAGTACCACCATCATTAACTAAGAAATCAGGATCTCCTAAAATTTTCATCTTAGCATTTGCCCATGCTTCAGCATCAAATAAGTAGGTTGTTACAGTATTTTGTGCTTCTGAGCCTGTGTTAATTTTTCCTTGTTTATCTCCGTCAGCACGTACTCCTGTTTTTACAGGTATTAAACCTAAACCACCTGCTGATCCACTAGGAGAGGCATTAGCACCTTGACCTAATCCTAAACCCACATTATGATAAAGCGCATCAAACTGTAAACTAAAATCTAATACTTCACTATTTTGTCCTGTATACCAATAATCATAACGTTTATGTGGGCCATAATATCTTGCGCCTGCTTTACTATATGGGCTTTGTAAATCAGGTATCTCATAAACTTGTATAATCACATATGTTGTATAAGCCCAATCATTTAATTTTGTGTCCCATTTTGGTTCTCTAACTTCTACGCTGACATTGAACCACGCAATCTTAGTTGGTATATTGTTTTCAGTTTGTTCTTGATTTTTTGCTTTGGGATCTGGCTGTTTAGCATTGTTATACAAAGTCTTTAAAGCATTTACCATGTACTCACTTTGTTTAATAACTTGTGATATAACTTGTATGATAGATGAATCGTTGTTAAAAGTAATTTGTCTTTTGTCATTAGTTGGTGGTGCTTTACCAGCGGCGTCTGTAGATTCAGTTGTTGTTTTAGCAGGACTTCCCGGCCATTTTGTTTTATCAATATCATCAGGTGTTACTATACTTGCTACACCTATACGCTCATAAGCATCTCCTAAATATTTTACTTTCCAAATATTTGGAAATTCAGCATTTTTCTTTTCTACTTTATCTTGTTCTCTTTTATTAAGCGTAGTGAATAATCCATTAGGTCCTACTAATGCCTCATGTACTGTTTTACCTTCTACAACAACACCTTCTGGAATTCTACCCCTCTTTACACCTAAAATTGCTTGACCATTAGTACCTGATGCTGTGATATTATAAACAACAGTTTTGCCGTTTAAATTAAATTTGAGATCATTGATATTAATATCATAAAAGTGTTCAAACAAAGCAGTACCTTTAGATAATGGATCTATTTGTCTGCCGTATAATTCATCAGTGCCTTTAATTACGTTACCATTTATATCGTAACCATAAAATCTTAATCCAATAATATAAAAATTTTGTAAAGCATTAATACAATTTTTATATGTTGTTTGGCTAGTATGTTCTTTTAATTCATCTAATGCTTTTCTTAGATTTTGTATGAAACTAAATCCATATGGTTCTGTGATTTGAAAACTAATATCAGTATAGTTTACTTCTGTACCTGAAGATTTTGTTCCGGTTGTAGTTATAAATTTTAAGTTATCAATGTAATAATCTAATTCAAAACCCGGCGCTCTGTTTTGTGTTTCATTATTAATGCCGCCGCTTTGAGCAATTAATAATACACCGGGACTTGTTTCTAATTTTCTTCTACCATTTTGAACAAACACATCATATGCGTCTGGAGTAACCATATACAAACTTATACTATATGTGTAACTGGCTAGTTGTGCTAATGGGTTATATAATCTTCTGCCTGGCTTTGCTGCTTTACCTGCTGTGCCGGTAGGTCCCGGACTAGCACTAGTTCCTGTCTCTTGACCTGTGTTACTTGCTGTAGTTTCTTGACCTGGTGTTGCTACAACTCCGGAACCTTGATTCTCACTAGCACTTGCTGGAGGTGTGGCGTCATCGTCTGCGCCATTTTGTGCGGTGTCCGAAGTTGTTTCAGCCGGAGGTTCTTCTGGTTTGTTTTCTGGTTCTGGATTTGCTTCGGTAGTATTTTCTTCAGGCGGCGGAGCAGGTGGCTCTAATGCTGCTTCTGCTTTGCTTGCTATTGAGTCTGCTTCACTTTGAAAACCTGAGTTTAAGTAACTGATTACACTTTGCGCCCCCGTTACTTCTTTTTTAGCATCTTCTATATCTAATTTGAGTTGTTCTTTTCGTCGTGTAGCAGAATTTTTTTCGCGTTCGGTACTGTTTGGATTGGCTAATACAGCGTCCGCTTCGGACATTTGTTTATTATATTCTTCAAGTAAATTGTTAGCACTTTGTAATGTGCCGTTAGCCAAACGTAGCATCCCTGCTTTAGCAGATCCGGACTTAACGTCAGTAACACTATAATTACCAGAAGTAATTACTTGTCCAGAAGGGTCTACGGCAAACAAAAACTGTAGATATTTGCTACCCGACGTATATTCTATTCTTCCATAGGCGCCGGAGAATTTTTTGTTTAACGTTTCTGACATATTAGATGCCTAATACTTGTTTTAATGTATCAAGTTTAGGTACGTAAAATTCTATTCCTGTTTTAAAATCAAAGTATGGGTCTTTGCTTAATCGATTTGGATTACGTGCGGCAAATACCCACCACAATCTAGCATCACCGTATAAGTCATATGCTAGTAGATCAGGACGATATTGATAAACTTCAGGCAATATGTATAAAACATCGCTAGGTTGTTTTGGTATTCCTCTGTTTACCATGAAGTCTAAAAACTTAGCATTAAAAATGCCGGTGTCATAGTATGGACTTGTTGCCGGGTATATACTATTTGTAGCCATTACCAGAATCCTCCACCTGCTCTTTTAACGCCATTTAATAAACTACCATCAGCATATTGTTTTAGACTGAAGTTAGTACTAATTTCATATCTACTTACTATTGGAATACATGTTACAGTAATTGTTATACTTGTCGGCACATATGTAGGTTCAATTGTGCCGGGAGCATTATAACTATTAAATCCAGTAGCGATACCGAACCCGGGTTCAGAAAGACTTCCGCCAGGCGTTAATGTTAATCCTATTCTAGCACCTATACTTGCGATGCCTTGACTCAACCTATCAACGATCATGTTTTGTATCGCGGCGCCTGGTCGTGTTGCTGGTTTGCTAGGAGCAGCATTAGGACTTCTAGGAGCACCGGGTGGTTCTAACTGATTTGTTGCTCTTATGTAGTCAACATTGTTAGGTAAATTATATGAAAATGCTGTTACTGCTAATGGGTGAGCATTAAATTGAAACTCTCCTAATCCAAACAAATAGCATAACGGAGGAGGAGTACCTTGTTTTGGATTTTGATCTTTACCATAAAACATTTTAGTAACTGATCTAAAGAAGTGTATAACTGCTAGTAGATAGTTCGCTTCATACGTATCCTGTGCTGTGAAGTCGCAAGTTAATGTAATACTATCGACACTACTATTTTGATATTGGTAGATTGTATAATTTGAATGTGCTGGATTCACAGTTCCATAACTAGCATTATAGTTTACTGCTATAGATGGAGTATATGGGAATATAACGCCATCTGTATTGCCCAACGGTGCTAATAGTTTATTGTTAGGATCTTTATAAAGATATGTTGCTCCAGGACTTAAACTTAAACGTACACGCCAATCTTCTTTTTGTTTAAAATTAGTTGTATCTTGTAGTGTTGCTTGTGCGCGGGCTCTATTAGTTGCTCCGGGCACTCCCTGATTAGTATTAGGGTCATCTTCTTCTAAAAATTCATCAATTTCTTCATCTGTTAAATCAAAATTAGGGTCATCGACATCAACTACTCCGGCATCTTGTAGACCGGGCTCATCTACAGTCAAGTCATTACCGGTGTTAATTTTTGGTTCTGTGACTTCAATTGGTCCGGTGTCTAAAGGTTCAGTAAGTGGGTCAATTGATTCAGGTTTCTTTTTTGTTGTTATTTCAATCTCATTTAATTCTTCTGGATCAGGCGTTGCTCCTGGACCTTGACCAGCGGTGCCGGGTTTGCCTGTACCTGCGTTGTCTTGTGTTTGAGATGCTTTTTGGCTCGCAGCTTCCTGCTCTCTAGCTTTATTAATGATTACATCCATTTTATCAATGAATGCATTGATTTGATCTCGGGCATCCTTAGCGGCTCTTTTTTCTGGAAAGAATCCTTGTCTAGGACAATCTTGGCGAACCTGTTCAACCTGTATTTTTTCTAACGCTGATAAAGTTTCATTTATTCTAAACAAAACTCTAGCGGCATCACCGCCGTATTGTTCAGCACGGGCTCTGCTATCACCAATATTGTTAAGATCGGCGCTTGCTGCGATACGACCCTCGGCAGCAAGGTCTTTTAGTTTATTTGCTGCTTGTTGTGCCTGTTGTTCAAGTTCTGCGCATGTTGCCATTGTTTTTGTCCCGCAATGCTAGTATAAATAGCATGTCTGTGTGTATTTATCGCCCTAAAAATCACCAATTTTAACTCTAGGACTTGACTTTCATTGTCGGGCGTTGTATCATTTTTACAACACTTTAATAAGAGGAACTATGTCTACAGCGAAGAAACCAGTAAACTACCTAAACAATAAAGATATTCTAAAAGAGATTCACGCAAGCAAAACCAGTTATTGCTGCTATAGTCGTCAAGAATATCATCAGTATGATCTAATCATCGATATGCCACAAAGCCCATTAGAAAAATCATTAGATCAACTATCAAGACCAAAAAACATCAAGGCTGCTAGAGAAGCAAGAGCAGCAAGAATTCTAGCTACAACTGGGCAAGAAGTCAAACTAAAAGACATCCCAGTAACCGATCTAGTATTTCGCGTCATGACATGGGATCATATTCCAGTCAGCCCAAAGCAACCACGCAAGATCGTAAAGAAAAAGACTGCTAAAGACATCCTCGAGTTTGATGACGTTGAAGATGAAAATCTATTTGAAGATTTAGAGATTCCAGAAACAAAAGATGACGTTGATGACATGGTTCATGTCAAGGTTAACTTTCCCCCTTTTCAACATTACAAATTAGATAGTAATGGCAGTGCTGTTTGCGTAGGTAAGAGTCACTGGAAGGGTGGTGTGAAGACCGGCGAGTTCAGTAAAGATCATGGTAAGATCACTGACAAGTTAGCACGTATGTTTATCATGCTTTGTGAAAAGTATGCTATGAAGTTCAACTGGCGCGGCTATACTTACAATGATGAGATGCGCAACAGTGCCATATTACAATTGACATATGTTGGATTGCGTTTCAATGAAGCCAAGAGTGCTAACCCATTCGCATATTACACAGCAGCCATTACTAATAGTTTCTGCCGTGTATTGAATACTGAAAAGCGTAATCAAAATATTCGTGATGATATTCTTGAAATGAATGGATTGAACCCAAGTTTCACTCGTCAGATGGCTGGAACAAAGTTCAATCAGTACGAAGAATAACCAAAAAAGTTGAATAGAATCAATAACTTAGATAAAATACATTAATGTCCAACTTATTTAAAAAGGCGGCAGTATTTACTGACATACATTTTGGTCTTAAGAGTAACAGTCTTGAACACAATCAAGACTGTGCTGATTTTGTTGACTGGTTTATAAAGACTGCCAAAGAAGAAGGATGTGAAACTTGCTTTTTCTTAGGTGATTATAATCACCATAGAGCAAGTATCAATATCCACACTATGCAATATGGCTTACGAGCCCTTGAAAAATTAAATGATGCGTTTGATATAACATATTTTATTCCAGGTAATCACGATTTATATTATCGTGATCGTAGAGATATTCATAGTGTAGAGTGGGCAAAGCATTTGCCAAACGTTAAGATTACTAATGACTGGTTTACTGAAGGCGATGTAACTATCGCGCCATGGTTAGTAGGAGACGAATATAAGAAACTTTCCAAGATCAGTTCAAAGTATTTGTTCTCGCATCTTGAAATGCCACGCTTCTACATGAATGCAATGGTGGAGATGCCAGATCACGGTGAGATTAACGATGACCATGTATCAGGCTTTGAACAAGTTTATAGTGGTCACTTCCATAAACGTCAAGCACGTAAAAACATTTGGTACATGGGCAATGCTTTCCCACATAACTATGCTGACGCAGGTGATGATGCTAGAGGCATGATGATATTAGAATGGGGTAAAGACCCAGTATTCAAATCATGGCCTAATCAACCAACGTTTCGTGTTTATAAATTAAGTGATGTATTAGAAAATCCTGATGGATATCTATTGCCACGCGCAAGTATTCGTGTACATCTTGATATTGATATCAGTTATGAAGAAGCAAACTATATCAAAGAAACATTAGTACCAAAACATCAACTACGTGAAATGGCATTGATACCAATGAAGTTAGATCAACACGCTGTTGATCTTGC